GCTACAAGGACAGTATGACCAAATAATTGGATTAATGGCAGCTATGGCAAAGATTAATGTTATGAGCATTATTGCTATGGAAGATGCAGTCTTTACTGAAACAAACATTTCAGGTGAACTTGAGTCAGGACAATATAGAAAAGGCAGATTTGCTGTAAACTATTTAGCTCCTGGTACACAGGTTTCTAAACCTGCATCAAATGTTCCTTATCAGATTTTCCAACAGATAGATAGAGTTGAAAGACAACTAAGAGTTGGTGGAGCATATCCAGTTACTGATGACTCACAATCTCCACTTAGCTTTGCTACTGGTAGAGGTTTAGAAGAACTTGGTGCAAGTATGTCATTAATGATTAGAGAATATCATACCATTATGTCTGATGCTATAGAACAGACAGATGCTAAAAGACTTGAATGGGATAACATTATGTATGGTGGTAAACCAAAACAGTTATCAGGATATTCAAATAATAAATTCTTTTCAGAGAAATATGATCCAGAGAAAGATATAGGTTTTAATTACAAGACACGCAGAGTCTATGGTGCTATGGCTGGTTATGATGAACCACAGAAGATAGTTACAGGGCTGCAATTACTTCAGGCAGGTATTATAGACACTCAAACCCTACAAGAAAATATGGATGGGTTAGATAACATAGTTAGAGTTAATGAACGAATAACTAGAGAGAAAGCAGATAAAGTTTTATTTGATACTTTACTTTCACAATCACAAGCAGGAGATCAAAGAGCAACAATGGCTATTGTTGAAATTAGAAAGAATCCTGGTGATGTAGAAAATATTTTAGATAAATTCTTTACTCCTCAAGAACCTCAAATGACTGAGGAAGAATTATCTTTTGTAGAAGAAGCAGGACCAGGTGGACAATCCTTGCCACCACAAGGACCACCACCTGGGATTGCACAAGTATTACAAGGTTTAAATTCACAATGAGCATTAATAAAAAATTTGCAGATATTGTTAATAATTCTTTATGGGATGTAGATGAGAGTGGTGATGATATATTGCTTGAATCAAATCTAAAAGAACCACATTTGTTTACTGACCAATTACCACCACTTGTATTTCCATTTGGTTATATGATTATTAGTTCAACATTTGCTTATTATGATGAGGAAGAAGAAGATGGCAACGAGATCACCGAGTAACAAAAAAGTAACAAATAGAAACACTAATGTTCCACCTCCAGCAAGGAACTATGCAGATAATACTCAAGCTGTTAGGCGTATGCCAGGAGTTACTTATGGAGAACAAGATAAATTATCAGAGCAACAAAAGATTGCTCCACTTCCTAAAGTAACAACTCCAAGAGGTCAAGGTCCTATGAGAGGGCAAAGAGGTTCTGAAAGTTTATTTGACTCTACAAGATTCGGTAATGAGCCTATGACATCAGGATTACCTATTGGTCCAGGACAAGGACCTGCTGTATCACAACAAAAAGCAGTTAATGATTTGTTGTATCAAATGTACGCTATGACAGGAGATTTTTCATTATTGGAATTGGTAGATTTTGAATGAGTTTCAATACAAATTTTGGTTTTGATGATGACTTGTTTGATGATGACCAAATACTAGAATTAAAAACTAAAGCAGATATAAACCCTATAGTAACTCAAGAACAAGCAAACCTTGCTAGTAAATTAGCTAATACTTATCCAAATCTTCCACCTAGTGTTATTGCAGCTGCAGCTCAAATGAGAATGGCTTTAGATGATCCATATTTAGAAGAAATAGCAAAAAAAGCAGCCTTAAAAAAAGAAGAATCTTTTAATAAAATTAAAAGGTTTATGTCTGAAAATCCTATGATGAACACAGTTAAGAATAATAAATTCTATCAACTAATAGGTTCTCCATTAGATAACATTTTAAAACCAACAACTAGAACTTTAGTTGCAGGGTTTTCAGATATTTACGAAGCTATCTTTCCAGCTATGGCAAGAGCAAATGAAATACAAGACCAAAGTCCAGGTACATCTTTTTCTGAAGCATATAAACAATCTATTAAAGGAACACTTAGAACACCTAAAATGGTAGAAGCTATACGATCTGGTGATACATTTGATATGGGTAGAGGTTGGTTAAAACTATCAACTAATCCTTCTGATACAGATGAATACAAACGATTAGTAGCAGGTGGATTTGATCCTATGGAAGCAAGAGAGTATGTTTTAGAAAATGTATTAGGAACACAGATTGATATTGAATCAAGAGAAACAGCAGAAAATGTTGTTCAATTTCAAGGTGAGTTAGGTAAGCAGTTTCAAAAAGCTGGATTAAATCCTTCTGTTTCACCAGGTAGAAAAGTATTTCAAGAACTTGGTTTTTATAATTTATATGAACCAGGAACAAAAACTGCTCAAAGAGCAACTGGTGCATTAGATGTAGGATTTCAAATACTATCACCTGAAAACTGGGCTACCTTTGGTGCAGCAAAAATTAAAGATGCTAGAAAAATGTTTCAAGTTGCAGAACGATTATCTGATGCAGGTATATTAACTACAGCAGTTAGGTCATCATTTCACGGACCAACTTTAAAAGCATACTTATCTAGTTCTAAAGGTAGAAATTTTAAAAAACTGTTATGGGATAAAAATATAACAGAAATTATGACTAGAACAAAAGGCAGTATTATTGATCCAAAGTTTTTTGATGATTTAAAAAAATTAGATGGTAGAGGTAAAAGAACATTTGATGCTACTGCTGAAAAACAACTTGATAATTTTCTTAGTGAAACAATATATAAAGATGCTGTAGATAAAGCAGAAATGGTCCCAATAGGAGCAAGGCTTATTAATGCTTCTAATATGTATGTTCCAGATGTTGTAAGAGGAAATGCTTTAAGAACAAAGTTAGGTTTATATTTTGCACCTGCTTATGGAAAATTAGTAGATGCTTCTAATCCAACAGAAGCATTAGATAACTTGTATAAGTTCTCTATTCAATCAAGGTCTTTTATAGGTGAAACTGAAGATGGTATTAGATTGTCTGATAAATTTTTAGATGATGCAGTAGAAGCATTATCGGTAGATGGAGATAAAGGTGCAGCTTTATCATCAGTTGTTTCTAATTTTCTTGAAGGAGATTTTGCAAAACTACTTAAAGAAAAAAATGTTAATGAAGATGTTATTGAAGCTGTTACAAAAATATCAAGACAATTTAGTGATGATGCAGAAATAGCTGCTGATATGAACAAAGGTTTATATGGTATAGATAGTCAAGGAAATAAATTTCCTATTAATGATGTATTAAAAGCAAATGGTATTGATGCTACTGAAGTAAATAGAGCTTTATATACAACACAGTTAAATAATAATGTATTTTTACCAGATCTAAATAAAGTAGTTAAAGCAGCTAATCAAATGGACACATTTCTTAGAGGCAATGCTTCAAAAGTATTAGGTAACTTAGGTGGTAAGAAAACTAAAGAAAGTCAAGAAGCTCTTATAAGATTTTTAGATTGGTATAACTCTGATGTATTCAAACCTTTAGCTTTACTTAAACCTGCTTGGACAGTAAAGGTTGTTGGTGAAGAACAAATAAGATTAGTTTCAAGAGGACTTATGTCTTTACCACTAGCTCCTATACAAATTATTGCAAGAATGTTTGGAAGAAGTGTTGGAGATAAAAGTAAATTAAGAAAAGGTGTTGATCCATTATTACCTAGTGAATCAGTAGGTGGGTATTGGGCATCTGATTTAGCTTTTCAAAATTCATTAACAGGAATTAATAATGTAAGAACTATGAGAAGAAAACAAATAAATCCTTCTCGTTGGGAACAAGTAGCAAAAGGTTCTAAAGATTATAACCCTGCTGTTGTAAGAACAGTTTATCAAATGATAAATGATCCTTTAGCAAGAGATATTGCAACAATAGACAGATTAGATGTTCCTTGGGAAGCTAAAGAAACTATGTTTAGACATTTAGCAAATGGTTTAACAAAAGGAAAAAACAAAGAAAGATTACGACAAGTAGTAGGTGATGCTTCACACCCATTTCATAAAGCACTAGATTCTACTGATGTTGCTGAAGAATACATATATTATTTACGAGCAAATGTTCATAGTTCTTTAGGTGGAAATGTACTTGCAGATTCTGCAACAAGTTCAAAGAATTGGGTTGAATCTCAAGCAATAGATGAACTACTTGATATGGTTGCTAATGGTGGAGCATTTGTAACTAAAGAAGGAAAGAAAATGAATTTTATGAATGTTGCATCTATGGCTAAAAATAAAGCTAAAAACACAAATGAAAAAATTAAAAAGAAAATTGGAGATAAAGACTTTGATCAATTAGCAGAAGAATACATAGCTGGAAAATTATCAGATGAAGAATTAAAAGCAATAAGTCCATTATTTAAAGAAGCACAAGATGATCTTGTTGGTGGATTTATTAATACATTTGACCAAAGTTTGCCAACAGTAACAAGAGGATTTATACCACCTTCTTATCAAAAAGAAGGTTTATATAACAAAACAATAAATTCTTTATTTGATATATTAATGACACAAAACACAAATAAACTTTCCAGATCTCCTGCTTTTAGAAGATTGTATTGGAAACGAGTATCTGAAACTGTAGAGTTTTTAGGTAAAGAAGGCAGAGATGAAATGCAGAAACTTGCCAATGAAGCTCTTAAAGAGTATGTAGCTTACGATCCAAAATTAAGAGGATATTTAAGTAAAATAAATAATGCTGGTTATTCTGGTTCAAAAGAAGCTATTACAGATACAAAGTTGTACGATAAGATGATTGCTTCTGATGCACTTACTCAAACTAAAAAATTACTTTATGATGTAAGTGAAAGAACAATGTTAGGAGATTCATTAAGATTTGCTTTCCCATTCCTTGAAGCGTATTTAGAAATATTTAAAACTTGGACAGATATTACAAAAAGAGCAGGTGGAAAAAACTTAATTAATGTTAATAAATTAGTTCAAAGTGGTTCAGAACCTAGTCCATTAGCTGATCCTACAGGACAAAGAGGATTCTTTTATACAAATCCAACTAATGGTGAAGAAGTGTTTGCATATCCTGGTACAGGTTTAATACAAAAACATATGTTTCCAGAATTACAAGGAACAGGTGTAGATGCAGAGTTTCCTGTTTATGTTTCATCTCTTAACTTAGTAGCAGATGTTATGCCAGGAATAGGTCCTATTATTCGTGTACCTGCTGCATATTTAAGAAAAAACTTTCCAGAAGAAGGAGCTTTTAATCAGTTTATATTTGGTGATTTCTCACCACCACAAAACTTTATAGAAGGTGCTGTACCTTTTCCTGCTTGGCTTAAAAAGTTTCATCAAGCATATAAAGCAGGTGGATCTGGTTCAGCAGATTTAAATAGACAATTTAACAATACTGTTATTGATACTTATAAAGCTATGATTTACGCAGGAGTTATAGATGACAGTACACCAGAGGGAACAGAAGAAGGTCTTGCTTTAGCAACTAAATATGCAAAAAGAATATTTATGATTCGTGGTGCATCACAGTTAATAGGTCCAGCAGGTGCTGCTTCGCCAATATGGTCAGTTACTGACCAATCTGGTAATGCTTTATTTATTGAAGCATTAGCAGATACTTACAGAGATTATAAGGCTTCAGCAGATGGAGATGATTACGAAGCAACAAATAGATTTATTAAAGAGTTTGGACTAGATCCAACTGCATTAATTACAAGTAAATCTAAATCAGTTATTGCTAGACCAACTACTGTGTTTGCAGCAGAATGGGCTAGAGATAATGAAGATTTATATGATGAGTTTAATACAACAGCTTTTTATCTAACCCCAACTGATGTTGATGCAGATTTTAGTTATGATGCTTACCTTACACAGTTAGATGAAGGAACATTAGTTCCTAGAACTCCTGAACAATGGGCTATGGCTAAGAACAGATTACTTGGTTCTATTGCTTATGAAAATTATTTAAGGAATACAAAAGTTGATGGTAAGACTTTATTAAACATAAATACTAAAGAAGCACAGCTGTTGAAATGGATTAAACAAGCAGACCTTATGGAACAATATTGGGGATATGGACAGAGAGCAGGGTTTGATGTTGGTAAACCAGATACTGATTTCTTATTACAAGAGATGGGTGGAGAAACATATCTTCCAGATCGTAAATCTACATTTAAAGTTGGTTGGATTAAAGAAGATTACACTCCAATAGATAAACTTAAAAATAATGATGCAGCTATTGCTTATGGAAAGTACAGAAAAGAATATGATGCAATTATGAAAGAATCTATTAATAACGGATTCTCTCCTAGTTCATTTAAAACATCACAGCAATTAGTACCTGTAAGGCAATATTTAAGGAAACTTGCGACTAAACTTATATTAGAACACCCTGAATTTGGTCCATTATGGAACAGCATACTTGAACCAGAACTTAGGGAAGAAGTAGCAGATGAAGAATTGTTAGGTTTTTAATGAACGAAGATGTAAATAGATTAGTAGTAGAACTAGAAAAACAAGAAGCAGATAGACTTCCTGGAACAAATCGTATTTTTGATGAAAGCGATTTTATAGAAATGAAAACTATGTCATCTGTTTCAGATGTTAAAGCGTTTGCATTAACTAAAAATTTAGATGTTGGTAAGTTTAATTCAGCAACTATAGCTGCTGGTTTACAAGATGTAGAAGTAGAACAAGATTATGGTTCTTTATTTAACTTTGGCTTTGATGATGAACCAGATATTATAGGTGGTTTACCAAGCGACTATACACCAAGAAATCCAACAGCTACTGATTTTTATAAAGATGGAGATCAATGGAATCTTTTTGCTAATTTACCTACTGAATCTATATATCAGTTACAAGCAAGATTAATTCAAGGTGGATTATTAGCTAGAGGAGATTTTACTCCTGGTGATTTTGATAATAAAACATTAGCTGCAATAAACATTATATTGGCTAGACAAAATAGAATTGGTGTTAAAGCAGGAGAAAAAGACAGTGCTTGGAATGAAGCATTATTGTTATATCAAAATGAACCATTACCAGCAGGTGCAACTGTTGAAGTATATTTACCACCTGATTATGCTGAAGTATCTACTAGGGTTAAGAACTTATTTAGTGAAAGTTTAGGTAGGCAACCTAAAGGATATGAATTAAAATTATTAGCAGAACAGTTTTATGCTGATTCAAACTTAAAACAGGAACAACAAGCTAGACTACAAGAACTAGCTTTAGGACCAACAGTTGAACAGCTAGAGTCAGGAGATATAAGTGGAGCAGATGTACAAGAAACAGCTACAGGTATGCAGGAAGTATCTCCTACTGGTAGATTATACGAAAACTTTTATAGTTTAATACAGAAAGAAAAGGATAGATTACAGGCTAAAGATGATATTCAAAACACTTCTCGCCTTATGCTTGGTACTATCCTCGGTACAAGAGGTTAAAGTTATGTCAGAACCAAATCAATTAGAAGCATTTAGATTAGCAATAGGTTTAGTAGAAGGTGGTGGAAAGATTGATTATGAGCAAGTTAATGAAGATTCAAATGCTCTTGGTGCATACCAATTTTTAGAAAAATTTTGGGATTGGTATGCAACAGAAGCAGGTTATCCAGATGCTGATTGGAGAGATCCAAAATTACAAGATGCTGTTGGAAGATTTTGGTTTAATAAAAACTATAACGATTTAGGTAGTTGGGAATTAGCAGCAGTTGCTCATTTTGCAGGAAGAAGCACTGCATTTGAAGCATTAGAATTTGGGATTGATTCTGTATCTGATAAAGAAGATATAACTGGAGTAGATATTAGAGAGTATGTAGATAAAGTTATGCAAAGATTTAATGAAATAATGGAAACAGGAACAATTCCTATGGATTTTACTCCTTTTCAGTTTCAACAAGATCCTATAAAGATTAATGATTTAACTAATGGAACTACACCTACTACAAAAGAAGCAGGTCAATTAATGAGTGCTATGACAAATGCTATGGCTGATGGTGGAAGAAGTAAATTTCCTATGGAATATAATTCTCAAGCTCCTTCACAAGCAAGATCATTTAATGATGCACTTGATAAAACAGATTACGATAGAAGATTGAAAAATTTGGAAGAAAAGAACTAATGGAATATTATAACTTACTTGGACAACCAGGACCATATGGAGAAAGAAATCCTGATCCTAATTTAACAGATGAACAAGCTACTTATCTTTATAAAGGAAAACCAGGTGAAGGTGATAACAAAGGTCTAAATGCAAAAGGTAAACCTGTTGATAAAAAAGATGTAGAAGAAAAATTAGAAGAAGTAGGAGAGCCAATTAGATTTACTGATGGTCCTGATGAAGGTACAACTACTACAACAACTACTCCAACTAAAAATAATATTTTAACAATTCAAGAATCTTTAAAAGAATTAGGTTTTAATCCAGGTCCTTTAGATGGTATTACAGGACCTAAAACAAGAGCAGCTGCACAAGCATATATAAATTCATTATCAGGTACTGAAGCTAAGTCTGCTTATGATTATTACAATGGTATTTTAGGTGGATTAACAGCACCTAGTAAAGAAACTACAACTTCCACTTCCACTACTAATGTTGATTGGTGGACACCTCTAGGATATGATAGTCCTGATGAAGCATATAAAGAAGCAGCATTTGACTTGACAGGAGAAGTTGGAAGATTTATAGAAAAAGCAAAAGCATTTTATACAAATCCATCTAATCAAGGTAAAGATTTCCCAAAAACCTCTGATAGTTCTAACAGTTTTGAAAGCATACTTTCTCAAATTGATGGTAGTAATGTAACAAGAGCTGACATTAGTGATTTTGATTTAGAGTGGGCTAAAAGAAATGAAAGTTATAGCAAAATACTTAGAAGTGGTTTATCTAAAGAAGAATGGGAAGAATATACCCTTAAGTTATTAGAAGAAAATAAACAAAATATTGAAAATAATCCTTCTTTAGCAGGAAAAATAGGTGCTTGGTTAAATTATGCAGGTAGAGCAATAGGTACTGATATAAGAAATATAGGAGAATTAACTTTAAATGTTCTTGCAGATTTTGAAGAAGATTTTTTTGAGTTCTTATTACCTAATGAAGGTGGTTGGACAGATGCACTATGGTCTGGAATACTTGGGCAACCAGAAGGAAGCACTCCAATAACTGATATAACAGATCAATTTAAACTTGTATGGGATAACGATAAACAAAGATTTACAACAGGAGATGGGTATGTATTGTTTTTGCGTGATGATGATGTTACTGATGAGCCAACAGGTTCTACATTAACAGAGTCTTTTGACATTACTATATACGATAAAGATGGTAATACTCAAGAAATAGATCCTAGGTCATCAGATTATTGGAAAGAACAAGGTTGGAGTACTACACCAATAACTGTTACAACTGAAGAAGTAATTAATTCAGAAACTGGAGAAACAGAAACAAAAGAAGTAATAGTTGAAGAAGAATACCCAGAAGGTTTCCCAAAAAGAGTTTATAGAAAAGATAGTGAATTTGGTGAAGAAGTATTTAATCAAGACCAACTAGATGGTGCTTTAGCTGCTGGTTATAGTTTAGAAAATACAGGTATTTATGTTTACCAACCATCAGGAGAAGGAACAGCATTTGGTGAACAAGAATCTACTGTAGGTCCAGGTACTGTTGTATCAAATCAATTAAACGAATTTAACAATATTCCACAAGGTTCAATTCTTATTGAAGCTGCAGGTCAGATGTATTTAGGTTATCAAGTACCAGGTGCTTATGGACAAATTTATGATGGCGAACCAATGTTTATGTTATATGAAGTTTTGGGTAACGATCTGGTTGAAGCAGGTATAATTTCACCAGGTGGTTCTCCACAAGTTAATGTAATATTAGGAAGCAAAACAGATTTAAATCAATATGGATTAATTGTTGGTGGTACAGATGAAATATCAGATAATGTAGAACACCCATTTATAAAGTTTGTAGAAAATTTTGAAAACGGAAAAAGAATAAATCCTTGGTTAAACGATACAAGAATAAATCCTAATAGTGGAGTTACTTATCAACAAGAAGCAATAGAGTTTTTATCAGAACAAGCAATAGAACAGTGGTCAGCAGAAGAAACTCAAGCAAGATTTGAAGGTACTGCTTGGTATCAACAATCAACATCTACACAAAGACAATGGCTTACTACTCAACTTACTCAACCTCAAACTGCATCACAGTTACTTGGTGATAAACAACTTGAAGTAAAAGCACAAATGGAATCTAGTGGAATTGAAAGTCCACCTGATGCTTTAATTAATTATTTTGCAGAGAAAAGCGTAACAGGAACTTGGACAGATTTATATACAACTGACCAAATAGCTTTACTTGCTGATCCTTATAAACCTGGTGCAAGAGATACTAATTTAATAAACTTTATTGAAGGTGTTGGAGTAGGTTCTTTAAATAGAACAGCTGTTGCAGAAAAAGAAGTACAAGATATGTATAGACAATACTTAGGTCCTTCATTAGGAAATGCAAGTGCAACAGAAATATCAGAGAAAGCTGGACAAATTAGAAATAATCCAGATGCAGCTAATGAAATACAATCTTATTTAGAACAACAGAGATTAGCTATGTTTCCTAATTACACTAATCCAACTTTAAGATATAACGATATTGTTCAACCATATAAAAACTTAGTTAATCAAGTTTGGGGGCAGGAAGCTGATGAAACATCTGATTGGTTTATACAGATGGTACAAAACAATAATATAGAAAGTGCTTATAAGACTTTAAGAGATAAAGGTATAGAATTAGAAATAGAGAGAGTACAAAATCAAGCCTTGCAAGATTTAGAATCAGCTATAGGTGAAGGTTCAGTACAACCTAATGTAGGAGTTAATACATAATGGCAACATTAGCAGAGAGAGCACAAGCATTATATCCCAATATGCCTATGGGATTTATTAGTTTATTTATTGAGAAATGGAATGAAACAGGAAATGCAGATCAAGCTATAGGATTGGTCAGAAAAGATCCAACATATGCTGATTATTTTCCTGGTAATTTAACACCAACAGGTCAAGTAAGATATAGTGAAGTTGTTTTTGAAGCAGTTAAAGATGCTTACATTGGAACATTAACAGAGTTTGGATTAGCTAAAGAAGCTGCTGAAACTTTACTAGGTTTTCAATCAACTCCAGATGGTCCTACAAGATTAACTAATTTAATTGAAGGAGATGTATCTCCAAGAGAATTTGCTCAAAGAGTTGGTGGCGTTTATGAAGGAATACAAGAGAATATTACACAAGTACAAACTTACTATAGAGAAAACTTTGGTATGGACCTATCCACAGATAGTATATTCTTAGGTGCATTAGATCCAGCAGTTGGTGAGGAGATAATACAAGGAAGAATTACTACAGCACAGATTGGTGGTGAAGCTGCTAGAGCAGGATTCCAAGATATTACATTAGAAACTGTTAAGTCTTTACAAAGAGCAGGAGTAACTCAAGCACAAGCTAGACAATTCTTTGCTGCTGCCTCAGAACAAATACCTAGAATACAAGAATTACAAACTAGAGAAGGTGCAACACCTGATGATGTATTTGATCTGGATAAATTTACTGAAGCTATGATATTTCAAAGTCCAGATGAAGCAGAAGAAATTAGAAAATTAGAAGCAGAAGAAGCTAGTAGATTTTCTGTAATCGGTGGAGCAGCAAGACAAGGTTCAAGAGTTACTGGTTTAACTGAACAATAATCTATAAACTTTACACAATACCACAACATATAGTAGTATAAGAGTATCGCATAGTGGTAGTCTGCGAGTACAAATTGACTCTGCACCTCCAGTTTATATCTGGCGTGTAAACTGTGTAACACAATTCGCCTAGTATCTGAATAGCCGAGAGTGGCTGACAATTTTTGTTATTCTAAATTATTTTATTTGTCGCCTATCGCATTATATTCCCCAGGGTAATGCAGTTAGTAGAAACTGGGAGAGGAGAGAATATGGAAAACATAGAAGAAAATACAGTAGAAGAAACGCAAGAGGAAGATAACAATACTATCAAGAATATGCGAGAACGCATTAAAGAACTTGAAGGTGTTGAGAAGGAATATAAATCTGTGCAACAGGATCAAGTTATCCAAGATGCAGGATTTGATCCAGCTTCTGGACAGGGTAAAGCACTTAAAGACCTTTACAAAGGCGACTTGGAAGTGGATGCGATAAAGGCATTTGCTGCTGAACAATATGGTTGGGGTGATGAAGCTCCAGCAGTACAGGAACAAGAAGCACAAAAGGCTAGGGTAGTTACAAGTCAAGACAGTTTAGATGCTGTAACTCAAGCTAGTGTTCCAGTTGAACCAGCTGGTGTAAATGACCAGATCGCACAAGCTATGCAAGATGGAGATTGGCAAACAAGTTCAGCTCTCAAAGCAGAAAAATTAAAAGCACTAATGAACGACAAGTTAAGTTAAAGGAGAGATTTAGATGGGTGCAGTAACAGGAATGGGAGATTCTTATGATCTTCCCAATTATGTAGGTGAGTTATTTAACATAACTCCAAATGACACTCCATTTCTATCTATGATGGGTGGAATGACTGGTGGAAAATCAGTTACTTCCAAACAATTTACTTGGCAAACAGTTGATAACGCAGCTGCAGCACAAACTGCTGTAGTTGAAGGTGCAGATCCAACATATGCTGAAAGAAGTAGAAGCGAAGTAATAAATGTTACACAAATTATGCAATATGGTGTACAAGTTTCTTACACAAAACAAGCAGCTACAGGTAACCTAAGTGGTCAAGCCATTATAGGTAACCAACCAGTTCAAGATGAATTGGCTTTCCAGTTGGATATGGCACTTAAGAGAGCAGCTAGAGATATTGAGTTTTCTTGTATGCAAGGTACATATGTAGCAGATACAGATGTTTCTACAGCAAGAAAAACAAGAGGTCTTGGAGCAGCATTAACCACTAACAAAACAGACGCTGGTGATGATGCTCTAACTCAAGCTGATATAGATGCAACATTAAAGTTGATGGCAGATTCTGGAGCTCCTTTTGAGCAACCAGTACTTTTTGCCAACGCAGCTAATAAGCAACTAATATCAGGGTTCTACTCTAACTCGTTAGCACTTGCACCAAGAGATAGAAATATTGGTGGTGTAAATATTACATCTATTGAAACTGACTTTTGTGATTTGGGAGTTGTCTATGAACGACACATCCCAACAACTCAAGTTTTCATTATAGATATGGCATTTGTTAAGCCAGTGTTCTTGGACATTCCAGGAAAAGGACACTTCTTTGTTGAGCCACTAGCTCAATCAGGAGCAGCTTACAAGTACCAAGTCTATGGAGAGTTTGGACTAGAATATGGTCCAGAACAGTTTCACGGAAACATTCATAGCACTGCCTAATTTTTAGGTATGTACTATATTTATTAGAGGGAGATAAATACATCTCCCTCTAGTATTATGGAGTTATATGGCAGCAGTAAGCACACTTGTAGATAGAATATATAGAGATTTTTTAAATAAACCAGATGATCTGTCTGCGTTTTCTAGGTTAGATGGTGCTATAGATAACACAACAACCACAGTAATTTACGAAGATGGTTTATTAAGTTCTGAAGAAGAAAACCTTTTAGCTGGTGGAGCTTTAATAGAAGTAAATCAAGAGTTAATGTTAGTTACGAATATTGTTTCATCAACTAGAACATTAACTGTATCAAGAGGATATGCAGGAACGGATAAAGATTCACACGGAGATAAAACAAATATGTTTATCAATCCAACATTCCCAAGGAAGTCTGTATTTGATGCAGTAGCAGATAATATATCAAGACTCTATCCAAGTTTATATAATATAACTACAACTAATGTAACTTCTAATTCAACTTACGCAGAAGTTCCAGCAACTACAGTATCTATAGTTAATTCTTGGGTACAGAATGCTTCAGGGGATCAATACACAAG